TTCTTTTAAATCCCAGAAATAATTGTCGGTATTAAACACAAATTTAATATCTGATTTAAGTGTGTGCCAATCCTCTTCCGTCATCACTCCCTTTAAAATTAGCTGTACGCGCAAGAAGTCCAAAAAGATTTTTGAAAACTGATGTCTAAGTCTTTCTACAAATTTATAAAACTTGACTTCTTCGCGGGTTATTTCTACTGAACGGCCCATATTAAACCCAGATTGGTCCGCCATTAATCTGCTTAGTGGTACATTCAAAGAAGAATAAAGTTTTTTCTTAAAATAATCCACATCTTCAATTTGTGACATTGCATTGCCACCTGGAAGAGTTGTTATTTCCGTGCCCCTTGATCCTTCTCTTCTTGGTAGCCAGTAATCTTCCAAAATAGAAAGATGATTTCTTTCATCTCTAACTTCACCTGTTGCCTGATTATAGATAATTCTATTTCTAAACCGGCTCATCATATCGCGCATATATTGCTCGGCCTTTTGTTTTGGCATCTGGCCAACGTCTACGTAAAATACTCTACGTTCTGGTGCGCGAGCTACACGGTAAACTAGAAGAGAATCTTCTAGTTGTCTTAACATATTTAATGGGCGTATTGCTTTGTGCAAGTAACCCAATACTCTTTTAGTGTTTAAATCAACTATTCCCGAAGGACAATAAACAACGCTGTCCATAGACAAATGTAAACCGGAAGGCCCGGTCATCATGTAAGTGTCTTTTTCAGTATTTGTATAAAGATAATACTCTTCAATATCTTTTATCAAAGAAACTGTTTGCATTCCAACTTTATTTGTCTCTTTATTAATTTTTCTTACTTTTTTTATCTTTAGTGGATCTATTGGAACTATTTCCTTTATTCCGTCAGTTGGCTGATCTTTATCGATTACTATATTATAAAACATTCTAGAATCGATATACCATCTTCTAAAAATTTCATATGACTTACCACTAAAATCAAGAAGATGTAGTACTCTATCAAATTCTTTATAAATTTTAATTTTTATTGATTCTGGGATAGGAACTTCTTTAAGATCTATTTTAACTGCTTTTTTGTCTGTCCCTTGAACAATTGCTGCGTTTACAATCTCATCTACAGCATTATCTATTTCTGGGTAAACAGACATATTTCTGTATTGTATGATTGCATTGTTTTCGTCGCGCAAATTTGCGCCATAATCAAGTGCGGTACCATAAAATCCACCAGCTTCGACGGTAACCGTACCATCAAACATTTCTGGGGCTGCAAAGGCTTGTAATGCCTTATCAGATTTTTCTTTTTTAGGTGGTTCCTTTTTTCCAAATTGGAATCCAAAAATATCAATTTCCATATGATTCCTTACGTTGATACATTATCTATCTTTATATAGTCGTAAATCATTACAACGTCAAACATGTTGATAGTATTTGGTCTGGCCATGTTTAAATTTATTGGATTTATTACTTTTGGCCAGCAACCAAATAAAGTAAATTTTTTTAATACATTATTTTCTTCACCATTTAAATTTAAATGATTTACAGTCCATGTCGTTTTATACGTATTCGTCTGATGCCTATTTACAGAGTTATCGACTGTATTATCATCATGATCGTTCAAAGCATCATTCCATTTATGAAAAGCTGTCCACATATTCATGTCGTCTACATCATCAATTATTGACATGCTCCATGATGAATATACTTTTTCTAGAGGATAATGTCCCTTTCTACCACGATAATCGTAACTCAAAGTTTGAGTTTGGAGTTGTGGTATTTGTGTGGCTCTTACGTGAAATCTTGATATGTTTTTATTTGCAAAAGGAATTCTTCCAGTAACAAAAAATCTGTTTAATCTGGTTCCACCATTAAACTGTTGTTTAAATTCGTTTATCATCAGTTTACATTGCTTATTGTTAGGTAATCGAAGGTTAAAGTAACTCTAAAGGTTCCCGGCTCGGTTGATCCCATATCTAATGTCATTGCCGAAATTTCACTTGGCCAGCAGCGATATAAGTTTATTGTTTTTAAGACATTATTATTCAAATCCAGCTGTTGAATTCTCCAATTTTTTTGTAAAGTGGAATACCCATAATCATTATTGGCAACAGTATGTTTTTCGTGGCTATCCATCTTTTCTTTCCAAAGATTAAATGCTCTCCATATACTGTTTGAACCGCTGTCATCATATACGTCTACCGACCACACGGAATATTGCCTATCGCCTGGTAAATAATAAGCTCTCCCTCTATAGGGAATCGCTATAGTTCCAACTTCTGCTCTGGGAAGAGATGATGCAAAAATTTTTATTTTTAAATCTGTATTTGAAACGCCAAGGCCACTTGGCCAACCACCATAGACAATAAATCTATTGGCTCTGGTACCACCATTAAATCCATTTTTAAAATCTATTATGGAGTTATTTGCCATTGTATTATGAAGACAAGCTTACATTAATAACAAACGAATCTATTGAAAGTATTGGTTTAATTATTACGTCTACAGTTAGGGTACTTGAATAATCTATATTATTTGTAGAATCACAAATTATTTGAGTGCCCGATGGGTTTAATGCATAGTTATATTCATCTAATATCTGTTGTACTTCTGCAGTTACAGTAGATCTGGTTGAACTGTCATTTAGTTCAAACAAGTATCTTGTAACAATATCATTAATTTCTTTAGTTAAAACTTTCTTTAAAAATGCAGGCCCTATTCTTTCAGAAATTGAAATAGCATTAGTTGAAGCTGTGGCACCAACCAAATCGGACCCCAAGAATACTGGATTATAATTTACATAAAAATTAACTCTATTTTGCCTTAAAGTTGATTTTAAAGATGAAGCCCAGTCTACGCTATTTGTTATATTTCCATTTAAAACAATAGATCTATCTACACCAGCGATACTTAAAAATATTTGTCCTAATTGTTTGGAGTTGTGTATTGCTCCTGCAACTTCAGAAATTGCTGGTATATCGTATGTTAACTGTGCTCCAGTTTGAAGTGTGCTTACATCATAAGTTACACCTACAGCACCATAAATATTAAAAATTCTATCGGCCACTGTAGTACCGGTAACTAAAGTTGCAGATGAAAAAAGTGTGGCAAAATTTGCAGCGGTAGTTCCTTTTCCATCTCCGTTTCCAGATGGAAAAACACCTATTGTATATGGTTTATTTTCAATCCACTGAGCAATGCTTGCGTTTGTGGTTACACCAATTAAAACTTCAATTTTATTTGCAGTTTTAGTTTCATAGTGATCTAAACCAATAGTGGAACCCGCTACAATAAGTTGACCGCCATATGCAAGATAATGCAATGCATGTAAGAAATCATTTCCTAATGGTTTTCTAGTTTCAATATCTGTGGTAGACGTTTGTGCAAAAAATCCATGTGTACCACCGCTACCAGTATAAGAAATTAGACAATGTGTTACTCCAGATAACTTATTTAAATCGGAAATTAAATCTGCTGGAGTGGAATATACTATAAATCTATCACTAGTGGTTCCAATAACTGGATTTGATTTAAAATTTCTAGCATAAATTAACCAACCAAATAAACCGCCTGGATCTTTTTCAGCTGCCCCATCAGATCCACTAAATTCAGGGAGGGCAAAGGTAGAGCCCGCCAGCATTGCAGCATAAAGCGGATTGCCAGATGGAATTTGACTGGTAAATTGTGATGAATTTAAAAAAGAGCCTAAATTTGGATTGCTATTTGGCATTTCTCTACCTTGTTTCTATGAAATATTTATAATTTTTAAACAGGATACCAAACAGCTGTGCCATCTGAAAATTTGTCTTCCTCGTCATTTAAATTATTCATCATAAATAAAACATTATCTTCTTCTGCGTTTTCTGGTTTTGAGTGAGAAAATTTTGCACTTTCTATCATATCTCCATAATAATCTTGACGAGTTAGCCAAGCAAAAAACACTAAAGTCATAACTAAATCATCATTGTGGCCATCTTCAGCTTTGTATGTATTTGATTTTGACACAAATGATAATAATTCTTGAATAATCCTTTCATCGTTTAATAAAATTTTATCCTCTTCTACCAATCTTTTTAAAATGGCGCAACCAAGTTTTTTTGTCTGAGCCGTGGTTCTCAATCCGAGCTCATTTTTACCTGCTCCACCGAATCCCTGTGAAAGAACCTGCCCACGCCTACCTAAAATTTTTGTCATAAGTAAATTATCATAACCTAAATCATTGTACAGACTATGTGAAACTTGTGCTCCTAGATCATTTGTTTCAACTAGAATAAATGCATTATTATATTTTTCTCCTGCTACCTTTATTATTTGGGGAAAATTGAATGGGCTTATTGTATTATTTTTATATGTTGCAACAACTTTATATGGTGTTTCAGAACCTTCTATTACAGTAAAAGCAGAGTAATCAGATCCCTGCCCTCTTGATACATCTGCCATTAAAAAATAAATTTTATTGCTTTGGGGTTCCTCAAATATTCTGAGTCCTTCTGCATTTTCGGATAAAAATTCTTCTGAAGCTAAAACATTAAGTTTGGTAGAAGAGATTAATGTATTTGAGGATCCCAAAAAACTGCAACCATATTCTTGTTGGAATTGCTCTTCGCTTGTGTTTGCTATTTGTTCTGCTGCCCACGCATCATCTCTTCTAGGACCTCCTGGAGTAATTGGTACTTGTCTCCAATTAACATCAATTGGTACAAATTTATTTTTAAGTTTGTGGCCTTGTGGTCTGTTTGCATCAACCCAAAGTTTATGAAAATGATTCATTCCATTTGGTGTGGATACTATAATTAATTTGGTTGTTAAACCCGCTGAAATTGTTGGATATGTAGATGAATAAAATTCTTCGGCAATGTGTGAGGGTAAGAAGGCATATTCATCTAAAAGAAGCAAGTTAAAAGATCCACCACGAATAGCCGAGGAAGATGTTGCATCGCAAATAACTCTTGATCCATTTTCAAGTTTAAAGGACGTTTTATTCCATTCAACTACACCTTGTTGTAAAAAATGTGGTAAATTTTCGTATGCAAGTTGCAGTTTTGCAAACAATTCATCTTTTGCTGTTTTTAATTTATTGGCCAAAATAGCACAGCTCACCGATTGGTTAAAGGTCACATAATGTGTTATATATCCAATTACGGATGTAGATTTGCCGGATTGTCTTGGCCATTTTGAAATTACAAACCGATTATCGTGAATAGCTTTTACAAAATTTTCTTGATAATCATAAAGTTTAAATGGCATTACGCCTTTATCGAGAGTTTTAACTTTTACATATTTGCTACAAAAATAAACAGGATCATTTGCACACTTTATATATTCTTCTAGCTCTTCTTTAGTATAATTTAAAGAAATGCCAGGAGGTTTTAATTTTGGGTTATTTCTGTACCCAAGATTATTGTTGTTTTGGCTCATCTGATTTCACCACTTCTGCTTCTATAATTTTTTCCGTGCTTCTTTCTTTATTCAAAAGATTTTGCAAATCTTTTGTAGAACCAACAAAAACAGAATTATTTGTTTGGTTTAATTGAACTTTTTGAGATGTAGTGTCTTTTGCTTTTTTGTGTACGTCTAAAACGTTGTTGTTTAAATCTGCCATAGTTTTTAATAGTATAGCAACAACTTCAAATGCTCTGGGTGAATCAGACTCGGTGGCGACCTTTAATGCACTTTCTAAAGCAACATTGCCATTTCCTATTAAATTTTTTAAATTTTCTTGAACTAATTCGTAGTCTTTTTGGAAATTGTTTATATTAAAAGTCCCACCAGCTAAATCTTTAGTTTCTGAAGAAGAAGATTTATTTTCTGGAACATTAAAAAAATTAGCTAAATTTTTATTTATATTCATAATTACGATGCATCTGTATCTATACTATAATCCAAATCAAAATCTGTTTCTAACGTAGTATTAGAAATTGTTGTGTAGTTGTCTACTTTTCCAAAAATATATGATTTTGCTAAAAAATTAAAACTTGAAATATTTACTCTTCTATTTCCAAAATCGCCGTCAAATCTTTCACTTATGTTATTATTTAACATTGTAATCGGTATTCTGGTATTTGGCATAGCTGAATTCAAATCTATGCTTATAATGTGGTCTGGATTAAAATATGGAATAATTTGTTCAACTATTTGCAATGTATCATCTATATGTCTGGTGTAGATAAACAAAGAAAAAGATATATTTACTGGAACTTCTTGATCTACAATGCTAGCTGGGTTCGAACAATTTCCTGCAGATCCACCCATATTTTTTACGTGATTTAGTTTATTCCTTCTCCTGGATGGATCGGGAACAATACTATTCATCATGTAGCTTAATCGCGGTAGCTGGTTTTCCAGACGAGTTGTGTCTGTTATAGAAGAAGTTTCCAAATATCTTCTAATAAATTTTTCTTGGGGTGCGTATGTTATTGGAACTTTTATTCTTGTGGCAGAATTTGCATTATCTGGATTTGCATGTTCGACGTGAATGTTATTAAACAATGACCCAAATCCAACAACAACTTTTCTCAAACTTTTATTATAAAAGTATTCAAACATTTTTATCCTCAGCAGGGTTTGTTTTTATCAACATCAAACAATTCAGCTTCTTCATCTATTTCTTCATTTATTCCCGCAGTAGTTCCCATACCATTATTTATTGGTTGAATATATTGTTGTAAATTTTCATATAAAACTCCAGAACAACTTCCATTTTCTATGGTGTATGTGTAAGTAAATCCAGAAGTATCAAATGAACCAGAAACACCGTCTATTTCTAATATATTATTATTGGAGTCCCATGACACAACAGTAGCTTCACCAATTAAGTAATCCTGTACCACATCTGGATTGTTGTATAATGAATTATTATTTGATAACTCTGAATAATTAATTGGGTATTGTGTTGGTGAAGTTATTGGAGCAGTCCATAAGTTTCCTGGGCCTACAGAGTCGATATCTATTTTTTGAAGTAAATCTGATCCTGTTAATCCTCTACCAATTAAAATTGTATTTATTTTTTGGATAAATTCATCACTCCATTCTCCCACACCAGCATCAAATAGTCCCAAAAAGAATGTTCTGCCCCAAGTTGTACCCTGACCAGCAAAATATGAAGCTTCCAGTTGTTCAGTTTTGTTCAATCTATTTGCTGCTGTAATAAAAACTGGAGTGCCGCTGTCTCCAATCATTACAGCACAATCTACATCATCTGGTGTTAAATATGAAGCATAAGGAACAGTTCTATTAAGTGAATTGCTTATTATTTTTGCAAATCCACCAGTGTTAGATTTTATTGTAGTAATTGCATGACTATAAACTTTTGAATTTCCATCTATGTACCATACACGTCTTCCAACTGTACCCATAAAAATAGAATCTTCATATGGAATTACTGAACTATCGTAAGTAAACCCTTTCCACAAATATGCACTTGTATCTATTTTTTTAGATCCAGTAAATCCAGAAAGTTTAGGAAAAATATTATATATGCTAATATTATCCAAATCACCTGTAGTCAGTTCTTCATCTAATTCATACAAAACCATATCTGGGCCAATGACTGTTCCATCTGAATATGTAAATCGCAAATCAGAAATTCTTGTTAAATTTTTTGTAATAAATTTTCCATCTCTTCTTAACCATTGAACATTATAAAGATTTACATTTGGTCCAGAAAAATGCTTTGAAGCAATAGCATGTTTTTTAGTAATTAAAATATTTGTCCAAAACCCAGAATTTTTAAGTTGCCAAATATGTGGTTCGTGATACGAATAATACCCAAGTTCTCCATCTTTTTCTAATAAATTTTGTTCTGTCATAACTCCACCTGCCCATGGAGCTCCAAGTTGCCGTGGCCGCAATGAACAACCACTAAAATCTGGAGGAGAAAATGGAGCATCATACACTTTCATAAAACCTTCTTGATCATATCCTGAAGCAAAACATTTATTTAATTTTCTTTCAGTTGTTGTTCCAGAAAACCACCAATTAGTATTCCATGATATTGGCCAAACAGATTGATTTGCTATTGTTGGTTGTGTAGAATAAACAAAAAGATCATGTCTAACTGGATTATATCCCTCTCTTTTACAATAAAAAGATAACCCACTTGGATAATTCGCTGATGTATAGCCACCATCAGTAAAAGTAAAAGGTCTTACCGGTGCAACCCAATTTGTTATTCCATTGTTAGGAAATCCATTCCAAGCAACAACACCCACATTTGTTTTGCCTAAATGTAATGCATATGAAGCATTTTCAGTGCAAGCAATTTTTTTTACTGCTCCTGCTAATTTTAAATTGTAAAAAAGAGGAGTTCGTGTTGAATCATACTCTGTCCCAGCAATAAGAATTTCTGGATTATCTGGACCACTAGCTTGTTTAAAGGTATTGTTGCCCCAACCAATTACTTTTCCATCTTGTTTTAACAAAATTGTGTGACCCAACCCTCCCGCTATTTGTTTTCCATTTGTTATTCCGGCTGGAACATTACATTGTCCGCTTGTATTTAAACCCCAACATTCTACAGTTCCATTTTCTCGGATTGCCATTGTATGGTATAATCCAACTCCTATTGCAGTAACACCAGTAAGACCACCCGGAACCGTACACTGATTAAAAGTATTATCACCCCAACATATAACAGTTCCGTCATTTTTTAACGCTATACTATGATTTAAACCACTATCTACATTTTTTGCAGTTAGTCCGCCAGGAATATTTATTTGGTTTAAGTCATTTCTACCCCAACCTGTTAAAGAACCACCTGCTAGTAAAGCTATAGAAAAACCATCACCAGCACTAACTTGGGTTACACTTGAATGTATATTGCTTGGAACATTGCATTGACCATAAGTATTAGCTCCCCAAGCAAATAAAGTATTACCTGAATAAGCTAAAAAGTGGTCACCACCAGCAGCCATTATATTTGTGTTTATTTCTTTTATTCTTTGAAAATAATCGCCATTATATGGATCACTTGGATTATATGCAAATTGGCATTTTATACCAGAAGAATAATTTGGTATATTTGAAAAATCGTAATAATTTGGAAAAATTAAATTTGAATTATAAGAAGTGTTTATAAAAAAAGAAGCTTGTTGTGTTGTTATATTATTTTTACCTATTGCCCAAGCATATTTTCCTTTTGCAACAATAGCATCAATTTTAGTTCTCCAATCCGGTGTGCCGGTTAATGATGCTACTCTTCTTTGAGCTATATTTGCAACAGATGTAATTCCATCAAACATAATACTGTTTGAACCAGTACCAATTTTACCAAACATTACTAAATGGGTTAATTCTGTTCCCTGTGGTTCTCTTGATGCTTTATTCCATAAATATCCCATAAATGTACCTTTTTATTATGAAACTACTTCTGTTTGATTACCATAACTAGACATATCTAAAGAAACTGGAACAGATTCATTAGAAATATATCTGTATATATATACTGTATTTCCAGCATAAAATTCCCCACTACCATTTGAAAGCACATACATATTTTCGTAGTTTTCTTGACGGGTATTTTCTACAACTTTGTCTACTGCTGTGATTTGTGTTGCTATCTTTTCGTAGCTGTATGTGAACAATTCAGCGGTAATAGAATATGAATAAAGTTTTCCTAATGGATAAAGTGGATTTTCATGTTCAACAAAATTAATTTCAAATAAAGATTTTGAAAGAGGAAAATATATTAAATCTCCCTCTCTCGGTCTGTATAGTGTTGTATTTTTGTCTGTTACCTCTTGTTTAAATCTTTTTCTTGCAAAAATTAAATTAACTTTATCTTTAATTTCTATACCAAATTGTGTTACAATGTCAGTTCCGTCAAATCCCCTAAAAGATTGCAAATACATCTCCAAAGGATAAGACTTTGTAAAAGCTGAACCCGGATCCTCTCCAAAAAGTTTATCGATATTTAAATAATCTCTTGGTATATAATAACAATCGATCCCAGTAGCTTTTATAATTTCAACTGTTATGTCTTCTACGAGACTTTGTTCATTTGAGTTATTATAGAAGTACGGGTTTATTGCCATATTAGCCTATCATTGGATCTACAGGAGATTCGTGAGTTCTTAATAAGAATGTTTCTATTTCATTTAGTTCGCTTGTAGCTTCACTCATTATTGCTGGTGCATTGATAACTGCTCCACCGGGTAGAGGAACATTTGAAAATTTTATTAAATTTTGCGCCCATTGCTTTTTTAGCAATGCTGTGTAATATTTTTTAAAAATTCTATCACCCCAAACTTTTGAATATTTTTCGGGATCAATTTGAACATAAGCTTCAATCATCATATATTTCCCCGGGGTCAATTTTGTAAAATCTGTATCCAAAAACAATCTATCGGTTGTTTTTGTATATGTAAAAGATAGAGGGTAATTAAATACATCATTTATAAGCTTTATATAGCTCATAGATTCCATATAAGATGCCATAGGCCCAGACGAAACACCAGACTGGTTATAATAAAGACCAAAAAAATCAAACAAAGTCATTTGGTATCTAAGATCAAACATATAATCGCCCACGGCGTGGCTTGGTGAATAAATTTTACTTATTGTTCTGATATCGGTGGCTTTTGGCCAAACATCCGTAGTTCCATCTGGAAGAGTTCTGGTTTGTGCTCCAAGAGCATTTCCCAGTTGTGTGGTGTTTATAAACTTATTAGTTACGTCTTGTTCTGTAATTGCATATACGTATATGGCACGTTGATTAAAATCGAAATGCCTTTCATACATATACTCCAGAGCTTCATCCAAACGGTCTTCTGCCTGTTGTTGATCGATATTAATTTGTATTACAGGGGAGCCCAGGGAACGAAAGCAATAATCGATAAATTCTTGTCTTGAGGTCGGAACCATGATACAAATATTTATGAATTTTTCATCATTTTATGCAATTCTTCTGCTATCTTTTCTTTTTCCTCAGACCTTCCAACAGTAACTTGTATAAACTTTAGCTGTTCTGGATCAATATCTTCAATTTTTTTTCTTCTTTCAAGTTCTTTTGAAAAATTAGGATCATAGTTAGTAAAACCAGGCATTTTTAAAGGGCAGTTTAAAAATAAATGATCTAATTTAGAATATTCGGTGCTTTTTGGTATTAGCCACGTTTCTTTATTATCACCACATCCACAACCACCACAATAAAAATGTTCTGAAGTTTTGCTTTTCTGTAGTTTGGGACAAGCACCCAAGACATCATTTCCAAAACAAGATAAAACTCTTAATTGTTTTGTTTCTTGATCTATTCTTTTACGAGAAAAATCCTTGGTCCCCAAGGACATTGCAAGAAGCATCATTTTTTTGATCATAATTAAACACTTTCATAATTAACATAAACACCGGCTGGAATTAAATGTTGTTCTATAAAATTTTTATGATTGTTAGAAATATTAGCTTTTATTGTAAGCAAACCATAGCCATTTGTGTAGACTTTTGTGGTAGAAGCGGGATATCCCATTAATGTAACCAGCGCATATTTTATAGCTGATGGTGATCCCTTTTTATCAAAATATGAACCTTGAACTTGAATTGAAAATTTTCTTATATTTGGTAATAAATCACTTATACTTGAATGAGAAAAATCTGCACCAGGAAAATAACTTTCAGCAATTCCTTGTAAAAGTTTTTCATCTATTGTTAAACCACATCTAATATTTTCCCAATCTAGTTGGGCTCCATATCCGTATTTTAAACTAAAAAGCCACCTAAAATAATTTTTAATTATTGGAATTATAGTAACATTGTCAGGATTATTTTCATACTC